TGCCTCAACCTGTAGTTGATATTCTTCCGCAGCTGCCGCAGCTTCGTTAGCTACGTAGTCTAGCGTGTTTCCATCAACATCAACTTCTATATTAGAATAGTTTGAATCAGTCATAGTTATGGAGTTGCAATAATTCCTTCAGTTTGTCTTCTAGTTTCTTCTTCTCTTTCTTGTCTTTTTCTGTCTTCTATATCTTTATCAATAGCACCGTCTGCAATAGCTTTTACGACACCACCTAAAAGGTTTTGAAACTGGTTCATAGGTATGTTACGTAAAGCTGGAAACGCATTTAGCACTATTTCTTGCTCAGCAACACTTAATGAAACTAATCTGTCCCATCTTTTTTCGCTTTCGTCACCTTCAAATACAGTTTCTGTACCACCCTTTTTAGCTTGTATAATAGCACCTCTGATAGTGTTTGTTCGATTAGCTCTTTGTCTCATCAACTCGATTACTATTTTACTTTGTGTATCTTCGTTAAACAAAGCGTCACCATCTATAACACCGTCTTTTAAGGCATCGTTAAGCTCAGTAGCAGTAAGATGATAGATGCCAAACTTGCTACCGCCTCTGTTAGCTAATGTAAGTATTTGATTGACAGTAAGTTTGTTACCGTTTTTTCTACTAAAACCAAAAGCTGGTTGATAAAAACCTTCTTTTACGTTTGATATTTTAAGTGCGTTCAAAAGTTTCTTTGTATTTTCTCCAGACGGGTCACTTATAAAGTCTAGGTTTTTAGTTAGGTGTGGTTTGACTTCTAGTGTGTTTCTATCTTTTAATGTAAGATCATACTGTGGATCAATCATAACCATGTTTGGTACTTGTTTTCCCTCCTCATTTGTTATGTATCCATCTTGCACTACCCTAGGTCTTACCTTTATCGTACCGTCTTCATTTAGACCGCCTGTAGCTTCTAATCTAGCATGTGCATACTGTTTAGGTGACATCTTAGTTCCGTTTGCTACTTTATTAAAGTAATTAGGAAAAGGATCACCATATAGTAAATATTTTTTATATTGCCCTATAGCTTGCTTTTCCCACAGAGATACAAAATTACTTTGACTTGTAGTTTTAGCAACATTAGCTTTTACTATATTATTGTCATCTTGTATATCTTTAACGCTCGGTGTACCACCTTCTTGTTTTTCAATAGTGTCTAGAGCAAAGTCACCGGCTGCTAATTCTTTTTCTATTTGAGGTAATACTGTAGATATAGCTTTATCATAATCTGTTCCTCCTTTTAGCAAATTATCCATTCGCTTTTCAAACTCGTTGTAAGCTTTTTTAACTTCAAGTTTTTCAAGAGTGCCTAATTTTTCACCTTGAGTATAGTTTGGATGAAACTTTTGTAAACCCTCTTCTATTTCTAGACCTTCGGGATTAGCAACTCCTACTCTAGAATTACCGCCGTTAGTAGATGTACCATCACTTCCGTAATCTATTTTGCTTGTATCAATACCTCTAACCTCTGCATCTTCTATTAGAGGTTTTAAAATCGCCGATGGTATACCGCCTCGATCTATGTATTTTTTCTTAAGTTCATTGATTTCTTTTTGATGCAGTCTCTGGTCAGCTAGTCTTGCTCGTTCTATATCTTCAGATAGTTTAATCTTAGTATCCTGTATAAGTTTAGCATACCCGTCTCTTTGTGCAAACTTACTATTTTCAATAGTAGTACGAGTTCCGGGTGCATATGCTGGTACAAACTGAGCTTGATCGTATAAGTATTCAAGATGATGTAGTTTTAGTGTTGGTACATCAGATGTTATATCAGCAGCAACAGCTTTCATAAGATACTCTAAAGCATCAGCTCTTGTAAATTTGTCATTACCGTCACCACCATGCTCTAAATAAATAGTATCAACTATTTGCTGTGCATCAATATCTACTTTTTTACCATACTCTAACGGACGTAAAGCTTTTATTATATTTTTATTTAGTTTTATATCTCTATTTTTAAGATAGTTAGCATTAGCTTCACGCTTAAATGACTGTATGTTATTATTTCTTCTTTGTACTAGATCAGGGTATATGTCCTCGTAAAAAGCTTTTCTAAATGCTCTACTTTCTACGTCTATACCAGCGTCTCTAGCGTTCTGTATCATAGCTGTGACTACTAACTCATCAGCAGCGTTATGTAGTTCTATATACTCTTGTATATCTGTGATGTCTTTACCACCGTTTTCGTTTATAATCTGTAGTCTAGCACCATAGTAATCTGTTTTTATATCAGATATTAATTGCTCTAAACTTATGTCTTGTGGTTGTGGAGCAGTTTTTACTCTTAAAAAGTTCTGTCCAATCTCGCCATCTTGTAGTAGTTCGCTGTTAAACTTTGCATCTTCAAAAGCAAACTTACCTTCAGCATCTCTTAGCTGAGCACTAGAGTTCGAGTCTAAATATCTCATAGCCTCGTCTATTTTCTTCTGTGCTTGTTTTCTAGTTTCAAACACTTGTAAAGCTTGACTAGCTTGTGAAGAAAATTTTGCTAGATCATTAAGAAGATTTAGAGGTCTATCTGCTATCTCTTTTTGTATTTGAGCCATCTGCTGGTAAGCAGCAGCACTACGTTGAGTCTGATTATCTATAGCTTCGTTAGCTGAATCAGCTAGCTCTGCCTCAGTTCTGTCGTAATTATCGGTAGGTAAATCGGGTATATCGTCCCTAGACTTACCTACGACGGTTTGGAATGATGATGTCATAGTTTAAATACCACCTAATAATGAGGAATATGTAAATCCACTAGCTACTGGGCCGACTCCGCCAAGTCCGCCTAGCATGCCTGCATAAGCACTTCCACTAGCTACTGGCCCAATTCCACTGATTGCTGGAGCAGCTGCTTTAGAAGCAAAACTAAGCGGTAAAGCACCACCGAAGCCGCTGTATATGCTTGCGACGCTGGTTGCTATCTGTAAAGCACCGCCTAGTCTGTTTCTAGGAGGCATCATAATAGGAGCACCGTATGTAGCTGGTAATCCTAATGATTCTCTAGCAGCAGCGTTTTTTTGCCTAAACTGACGCACAGCACCAGTTTCTGCATATGCTAGGTTTCTGCCTAACACATTATCTAGTACACCTTCGACTTCTGATTGAGCTGCAAGTAACCCTTGGTAGTTGGCCCGACCAAATGTTCTTGATCTACCGCCTTCGTTAACTGTACCTTTTGATCTAAAGTAACGACGAGAAGCATTTTCTAATTGTTTTCTACCCTTACCTTGGGCAGCAATAGCTTTCGCATAAGCATCAGATCTAGCTCTGGAAAGACCTATGACGTTTCTAGTCTGTGCTCTAGCAAAAGCGGTTTCTTTATTGTAAAACTTAAGCCTTTCTGCTTCAAAGGCTGCGTTTTTTTGACGGGCTTGTTCCCTAGCTTGGGCTCTAGCCCCTGCATTAGCATCTACGCACACGGCAAAATTCTATAAATGTTACATTGTTCGGCCCATGTTTTAACTTACGTAAAAACTTGAAGCCAAGAAACTTCAGCAGTTTTAAATGTGCTGTGTTTCTACTATCAACTATATTCCAAAGGAGTCGCTCTTCGCGGCTATCGACGTACCGCTTCGCTTCTCTTGCGAATGTAATTGGGTATCGGTGTATATCAGGAGTGCATAGCATCCATATATCACCATCTTTTCCTACTCCGGCCATGCCAGCAGTCTTGCCGTCAGGCACTGTGAAATACACGTAGGATGGGTTGTGAACCATGAGAACTGGTAAGAGGGTAGGATCTATCCCATGCCCCTCTTGTACCTCTCTGTGGTCGTCTGGACGTAGGTTAGAGGCCACTTCTGTAGCAGCCTCCATTGTAAGTGGGTGTATGTATTTAGACACGTTTGTAAAATCTGGGTGAAAAGTCTCCTTCCCAAGCCAACGCACGTAACGTAGCTGGAGCAGGGTGTGATGATCTGAGTATTATATCAACATTTGTGTTTCTTTCATACACAGGTATAGTTTTAATAAACTCATCTAGGTATGGTGCGTCAGACACATCGTACTCATCTAATTGTGTAGATTCGTATACTTCTGTGTAGTCAGGTTTACCAACACGCTTAAGTGTAGTTTCGTAAAGACCTATTTTACCAAAGTGTATTTTAATTCTGTGTATCACTAATGATGCATTTACATCAGCTCTACTTGCATTACCTTGCTGTCTAGTAGGATAGAATCTAGGAAACTTAACCTCGTATGGATAGATATAACCTATTACAAGAGTAGCTCCAGACCAGTTACCCGGTAGTGTAAAGCTTGTACCAGATACTGTAGGTTTACCATATCTACCAACACGCGTTGAGTTAGTATTTGTATCGACAACTACTAGATCATGGTTTGGCGTAGTAATTGTATTTAACCAGTTAACACCGCTAAAGGTGGTGATATTCGTAGTTGCGTTAAAGCTGCCACCGCTAACAGTAGTATGATTATCCACGTGGAGTAAGAAATCTGTTTCATCTTGTACTATACTTGGATCGTTTGATGTTTGCACTAGCTTGATGCTTTGTAAATAGTAATCACTATCTAAAAAGAAATACTCATCATTTATAATAAAATGATATGTTAATGGATTATTTAGTTTCCATTTAAACCACGCGGCCTGTTGCCTTTGTTCAGACACTTGAAAATACCTATAACCAAATACTTCATCTGATCCAGTTTTACTCATTAGTATTATAGAGTTTTCTCTGGAGTTAGTAAGTAAGTCTATATCTTTTGGTAATAGTGTAGGCACAACTTTACTAACGTCAACTATTGATGGTTCTCCTTCTCTTCGTATGTTTGCCATTTCATTAAAACGGCTAAACTTACCAGAGTTGTCAATATAAGCTACTGTAGTACCTAATGATATTGGAGCTATAGTTTCGTTATAATTAAAAGTAGATACACTTCTAAGCTTAGCTGTATCTGGGTTAAATACTGTATCGTCAGCTGCAAGTAAAAACTGTTGGTTCGTACTAAATATCAGTAGACCTGTATTAGTTTCGATACCATCAAATAATTCTGATGGAAACATAGATGCAGCAGATATATCTACAGGGTCACTAGCTGATACTGTAAGAGCTGTTTCTATAAAGAAGTCAGGTGTACCAAGCGATCCCGGGCGTGATGTTATTACATTTTCTCCTGACAGAAGTGCTAGCCTATTTCGGAAAAACAGTACTTTATTAATACGAGCCCCAACAAAAGAGGGCATAGGATTAGTTAAATCATCACCTACCTCTCTATCTTTATATGTAAACTGCTTGACAGTAAATGTTGTAGCAGCTGTACGCTGTATAACCAGCGGCATATTAGTTAAAGTTTTAGCTATACCCGGTTTTGCACACTCAGACCAAGAACCTACACCATCTTTATTGTTCTGTCCATCGAATCTAAGATAGTAGTCATCTTCATCTGCTCGTAAAGCGTTGGATACTTTTACTATATACCCGTGTTTGCATTGGTTAGGTAAGTTTTGAACATCGTTTATAGATGATTGAAAGCATCGCATCAAATCTTCTTCTACAATATCAACACTAAATGGACTAGAGCTAGAAAGATAGATACCTGTACCTATATGTTTACCTGTGATACCACTAGGTAGATCTGCTAAAATACCACCAATAATAGTATCAGCTGTTACTGCTGTATCTGCGTCAAAAGGTGTAGGTTCTGGACGTATAAGACCATCACCAGCTGAGGATACAGTTGCGTTAACTTGTGTAGATTCATGATCTTCTACACGTATTGTATATGTAGCGTGAGTAGCTCCACCAGAACCACCGCCTGATGCAGAGTCCAATGTTACTGTAGCTAGGTCACCTGTAACCCATCCTTCACCACCATGCAATAATACTACTTCTCTATTATAACTGCATCGGTAGTTATTACCACCCGGCCCATTTTGGCTAGCATTATAGTTAGGACTGACGCCTTGTTGTCCCAAAGTATTGATTCTAAAAATTAAATTCTTTTTCTTTGCTGGGTCTTTCTGTAAGATATTAAATTGTTGAGTAGATGCACTTGATGGTGCAGTAATAACTATATTTGTACCAGCCTGAGCATTGGATGACGAAGAAGCAATTCTGAAAGCATCATCACTATTTTTAATTACAAAATAATTAGTACCGTTTGAAAGCCCTGTAATAGCAGTGCTACCAGCAACATATGTAAACTCGTCTCCAGTAGATAACCCGTGATCGTTTAAAAATATAAAGCTGCCCGACTGTCCACTAAGACTTACAGCAGATGAGTTAAATGTTAAGGGCGTACTTACACTTACAATGCTAGTTCCTGTGTAACTACTCGCTGCGGTAGTATTAAATACCTGTGTACCAATACCGGGGCAGTGGCCTGTGCCATCTGACTCGTCTAGTGTATCACTCTCTATCTTTATACGTGTAGCTCTGGTTACTGTTGTAACTGTTGTATTAGAACCGTGAATATTAAGGCCATACTGCCTTCCGTTTTCTGTACGTAATAATTCTACGAACCCGAAGTGAGCATCTGGAGTAGCATCTGTAGTTCCCGTTGACCCAACGAGAGTGTTAGCATTAGAAGTATCACGGCTGTTAACAAAGGTGGTATCATTGATAGTAAGAAATTGTAAGTTTTCTGGGTTGCTTGTTGCTAGGTAATTTTGTATAGCTGTTTGGCCTCCTGTGCCGTAAGCTGTAGTCATCTGTTGACCATCGCTACAACGCCAGACTCTAACTTGACCATCAGCTGCTACTTGACCTATGTAAGATCCTTCAGTTTTATCGCGAAAATAATGAAACCACGCACCATCACTCTGTACGTTAGCTAGTTTGTCAGTTCCAATTCTTTTAGCACCCGGTCTTTTAAATAGACCTCTGGTTATATCTGGTATCGCGTTTGTTACCTCTTGTACCTGACCGGGAAATTTTAGCTGGTCAGGCTGTTCTGACATTCCTAGTGAGTATTGAGGTATAGTTTGTGTAATGCCTGCCATTATCTTCTTAGATTTCTGAATGGTTGATAAGTTCTGTAGTGAGTTTCATCTTCAAAGCCCATCATACTATGATCTGCTTGATTGCACTCATACTCCATGAGAGCTGCACGAGATAGAGCCTCCTGTTGAGCTAGTAATTTTACAAGCTGTGGGTTAGCGACAAGTTGTGTAGCTGCTGTTCGAGCTGCTCTGTTAGTTATGTATCTTCTAAATACAATAGGTAGATCTTCAAAAAGATATAAACGTACAATATCTAATAATAAATCAGTTTCAAATACATCTGTATGTTTTATCTTATCGTATAGTTTACCGTTACGACGTACTAAATCTTTACGTCTATCAAAACGATTATCGTGTAAATCCATAGATAATATATCATTACCTATTGCAATATTACCGTTTGCATCTTTAGCAAACTCTACGTGTTTTTCTGTGTTAAAATGCCACCCCTCTGCCTGCGTGTCTACGTTGGCATCGCGGAGTAGGTTAAATATAAATGATATTTCTGGGTTGTCAAAGTTTAGTGTTGTTATAGGTGATTGACCTATAGCCCCCAGTATATTATTTACTGCGGACAGTTCTGTGTCGATGTCAATAGTTGTGGAAGCCATAAGAAAAAAGGGAGCCGAAGCCCCCGTATAAAAGTGTAAATTACTCGAAAGTAGTTGTGTTTGCAGCACCAGTTGCAGCAGAAACTGCTTTACCGGCGATCAACTCAACAGCACTTGCTGGGTTGAGTGAGTCTGCACCCATAGCTAGACGACCTAAGATAACGTCTCCTTGGTAAACCACTGAGATGTCTCCAGATGTTGTCTGAACTTGTGGGCCGATTGCTTCAACACATGCAGCAGCTTCTTTCTGGAAGATTAAGCCACAGCTGTTATTGAAGTTGTCACTGTTACCGTATGAGTTAACAGTCTTAGTTGCAGATGAACCAGCTCTTTCGTCAGCCATTGTTTCGCCTACGAAGTCACCATTGTTAAGTGGTGCAGCTGTTCCGGGATCTGTAGCAGATGCAGAACCACCGAGCTTTGTACCGAACTTACCGAAGAATGGGATGTTCATTGACTTGAAGATCTGGATACCAGCGATCTCGATGATGCCGTTACCAGACTGCAATGCGTCTCCTCTTTCGTTACGGTTGATTAGTCCGTTAGTCTCTACGTTCTGTATAAGGGCGTAGTACTGTCTTGGGTTAAGCACAGCCACTCTACCTTCACCAGAAACTCCCTTCTCGTCTAGGATCGCAGCAGCGTCGTAGAAAGCGTTGATTAGGAATCCAGAGTTGTAAGCGTCAGAAGCCTGTGCGTTTGTACCTACACGTAGCTGTGTTCCACCGGGCTCTACAAAGTTAGACTTTGTGATAGGGTGTGCTGTACGTGCAGCCTTTGTGATAGCTCTGAAGATCTTTCTGTCATACTGCTCTGCAAGAGCGTATCCGATCTTTCTAGAGATCTCACCTCTCAAATCATAGTGTGAGAGTGTTTCATCTAGCTCATAGACAAAAGCTGAACTGATTAATAAATCGTCAACTGTAATTGTCTTTTCTGCTACTGGTGGTGCAGAATCTGAGTTACCTAGGATGCTGTTTCCGGGTGTATGATACTCGGCTTTTGTGCGTCCAGTGTAGATGAACTGAAGAGATTTTCCGTTTTGAAGTGTTCTTCTCATCACAAGGTCACGAGCTATCGTGTTCCTTTGGAAGCCTTTGAACATTTCCCCGGAAAACAATTTAAGATAGAGGGCTCTCTTATCACCACTACCATTAGCCTGACCCAGATTGGTAATACCTGTAGTCAGTGTTGAATTTTGTTGTCCCATTTCTAAGAATGTATTATGTGTTTACGTTCTCAGTACTGAAATTTTTGGCCAGTTTTTTGTGGTCTATCCCACCGTCTAGACGGCTCAAGGTATCCCGCGTACGGGGCTCTCGCCAATAGAGTAGGGAGGAGTTGCACCTCCCATGTCAACTATTTCTTGACTACTCTTGTGTACTCAATGCCACGATATACGTAGGTTACAGTCATTGTAAACTCCATATACCCAAGCCCCGTTCCATGCTTGGATCTCATGCGTCCCGAAGGATGAACGGACGTGGTATTAAGCTAAATCTAATGGAAAATTATGTGCGTTTCTTTCGTGCATTACTTCCATACCAAGGTTCTGTCTGTTGACAATATCAGCCCATGTAGGTATAACTTTGCCATTAGCATCAACGATTGACTGGTTAAAGTTGAAACCGTTTAAGTTAAAAGCCATTGTTGATATGCCCATTGAGGTGATCCAAATAGCAACGACAGGAAACACAGCAAGGAAGAAATGAAGAGCACGGCTGTTGTTGAAGGATGCATACTGGAAAATCAGTCTGCCAAAATAGCCATGAGCAGCGACAATATTATAGGTTTCACCGTCTTGACCGAACTTGTAACCGTAGTTCTGAGAAGTGAGATCACTTGTCTCTGCAACGAGAGAGCTAGTAACCAAACTTCCGTGCATAGCAGAGAAAAGAGCTGCACCGAATACCCCAGCAACACCGACCATATGGAAAGGGTGCATAAGTATATTGTGCTCTGCTTGGAATACGAACATGAAATTGAAAGTACCACTAATACCAAGAGGCATACCATCACTGAAACTCCCTTGACCGAACGGGTACACAAGGAATACAGCGAACGCTGCTGATACAGGTGCAGAGTAAGCTACTGCAATCCAAGGACGCATGCCTAATCTGTAGCTGAGCTCCCACTGGCGACCCATGTATGCTGAGATACCAATGAGAAAATGGAAGACAATAAGCTGATAAGGGCCACCATTGTATAGCCACTCATCTAATGTGCCTGCTTCCCATATAGGATAGAAGTGTAGACCTATAGCATTAGAGCTAGGTACTACTGCTCCTGAGATTATGTTATTACCAAATAGCAAAGAGCCTGCAACTGGCTCACGTATGCCGTCAATGTCGACGGGAGGTGCAGCGATAAATGCTACGATAAAGCATGTTGCTGCTGTTAAGAGTGCGGGTATCATTAATGTACCGAACCACCCCACATAGAGGCGGTTATCGGTAGATGTGACCCACTCACAGAACCTTTGCCAGTTGTTATCTTGTCTAGTTAAAGTTTGTGTTTGAGTTGTAATCATTTTCTAATCTTTAATTTATTTCGTCGTTTGTGATTGTAGTTGATCCTACGGCTACTGGTCTTTGATCTGTTGAACTTGGCCTTTTCGCCTTTCGACATCTCACCAGTAGTCTTAGGAGTCTTGGAAGAAACGCGTTTCGACGGACGGCAAGCTGGATAGCCTTTGCGTTTCTCCCCTTTTTGGCGGCCACAAGGCTTGCCGGTCTTGGTGTCTACCCATTCTTCTTTAAACCATCGTCTTAAGCTCATCTTCTTTTCTTACGTGAATATCCGGGTGCAGCTTTCTTTTTGCCACCGGCTTTAACTTGTCCTTTACATACTTTAACACCATAAGCATTAGCATATGCAGAGGGGTATACTTTGAACTTGCGTTTAGCGGCTGCTTTACCGCGAGGACATAACTTACCCATTATTTACCTCCGTGTTTGCAGCCACATTTGCCGCCTTTCTTTTTACCTTTTTTGTGCATTACACTTTGCCCTTTTTGTTTTTATTTTTGTAATACTGAATGACCTTTTTAGAGTCATTTATATCAAACGGGCCGGGCCCAGATAGTCTTTTGTTAGCTTCCCTAACATCTTTAGGTACACCAAAAAACTTCTCGCCCATGGCAATAGCTTTTTTATTGCCTTTGCGGACTTTCTTTTTTCCGTCTTCTGAATAAGTAATAGCCATTAGCATTTCCATCTACGTAAGGCAAGAGCCTTTCTTGTAGGCTTGCCGTTTGGTTTTTTCATAGGGCCTTTCATGCCACCCATACGGGCACAGAATGACCTCTTTCTAGCCCCTCCTCCGGGCTGTGGAGCCTTGAGTTTAGAGCCAGTAGCACGATTGTACTTGGCTCTACCCTTAGCTGTTAGGCCGCCTTTGCGACTCTTCTCACCTCTTCCGAGAGACAGGCTTACGCCCTTTTTTCTTGCCATTTTTTAATCCTTTGAAATCTGCACCTGTGATCTTGTTGCGTGGTTCTGCAACTCGTGCGATCTTTTTTTGTTTAGGTGTTAGGGGCATTAGAAAATACCGGGTATGATTTGTCCTGTTGTAGCGTATGCTCCTACAGCTGCTACAAAACCGAGCATAGCTGCCCAGCCGTTGAATCTTTCTGCTTCGGGTGTCATTATAATATACCGGGAATAATTTGTCCAGTTGTGATGTAAGTACCAACAGCAATTACGAATCCTAGCATAGCTAGTCTGCCGTTCAGCTCTTCAGCTGGATGCCATTTCTGGCCGTTGTGGTTGTGTGTCATGCGTTTACTGACTGATTGTTTTTCTTTCTATATTTTTCAATGCGAGCCAGAGGTAACTCTAGCTGCTTAAATGTTTCTTTCTTTTTCTTTTTACCAAAAGGTCTACGTGGAGAAAATGTATCAGATTTAGACTCTTCTGGATAGATGGGCCTGTTGCTATATGGATCAGCCATTACTTCTTACCTTTCTTTTTAAGTTTAGCTAGCATCTTCTTTTTTTCTGCTGGTGTCATCTTAGGTGGTCTACCTTTTTTTGAACCATAAGTCCCTTTACCCATTGGCATAATGTTGCTCCTAAAAATTAATGTCTGATCTGTCAAGTTTTTCTAGAATGTCATTACGATACGCCTCATCTTGATCGTATCTTGGATCATTCATAGCTCGGATGAGTTCCGCTTGACTTCGGAATACGTCACCCTGATTTGATGCAGGTTTACCTGTATAGGTTTTACCCTCTGAGCCATTGGCTGCCTCATACTGAGCTTTGAGCCCAGCAGCAGCCAGCTTTATGGCTGCAAGGCTGCCGCTTTCTATAGTCTGGTCGTAGCCTTGTATTACATCTTCGGGCAAGTTAGACTTTGCCCAGTTGATAACTTGAGTGTATTGGGTGTTGCCACCTACTGACTCCTTGATGCTTGTAATATCATCGTTGGTTATCTCAGGTATTTGCTGTATAGGCTGATTACCTTGCACTTCCATGTAGGCGTTGAGTAAGTCTTGGCTGGACATTTCTGCTAGCTTGGACTTGGTAGCATCGGATAACTTACCTCCAGCTTTACTCCATTCTTCTGACGCATTGGTTATTAGCTGTGCGTTATCAGATACCTTTGGTTTCTCAGGTTCAGTTGTTTCTTCTTTCTTTTCGCCTAGTTTACTTTCTAGCTCTTTGTATGCTTTCTCTAGTTCTTCAGCGTTCTTATACTTACCGGCAAGTAAAGGTTCTTCTGCTGGTGCAGGCTCCTTACCTTGCTCCTGTGCTTCCGCAACTCGTAATGAGTCTTGCTCGTCAGGGGTAAGATTAGTCTCAACTGTCTCAGTTGGTGTATTGTTTTCGTATGATAATGTTTCTGCCATGTGTTACTGTGGTGGTATAATGTTGCCCAGAACTCCAGCTGCTTGTTCAGCTATGTCTGGGTTCTTGCTAGGATCCATAAGTGGTGTACCGGCTAGCTGACCAGCTTGATCTAATAGAGACTTGGATTGCATTTCCTGTGTCTGCTGATCCTTCATCTGTTCTAGCTGTTCACCTGTACGTACAAGATTAAGTACGTCAATACCCTGTGCAGCTGCCAATCTCTTGATAGCTTCTGTTGGGTCTATATACTTCATCAATGCTTCTGGGCCTAGTGTAGCTGCAACTGTTTGTATAAACCTAGTTAAAGCTTCGTTGTCTTGACCTCTGCCGAGACTGTTGATACCAGCCACAATCTTTGGTCTAACAAGATTCTTTGGTAGGTTAGGTATTTGGTTGCTTCGTTGTAGTATCAGCAGGGTTCTATTGAGATAGGGCACTAGGAACTCTACTGTGAGCAAGCTGAATAAGCCACCCAAAGACTTCTCTAGTTCTAACTGTGTGAGGCGTACCTCTTCTGCTGTTACTCTCTCTGCGTTCCTGACATTCATAACCAAGAAGGCTTCGAGTATTCTTCTTTCTATTTGCGATGCTAGGTTAGCAGCCGTAGA